ACTTGTTAATGGTAACATTACTTTCAGAGAAGGTCCTGTTATCAAAGCAATGAGAAAAGGTGCAGTACTTCTTTTAGATGAAGTCGACCTTGGTTCTAACAAACTTATGTGTCTACAATCAGTTCTAGAAGGTAAAGGTTATTTAATCAAGAAAACTGGTGAGTGGGTACAACCTGCAGAAGGTTTCACGATTCTTGCAACTGCTAATACTAAAGGTCAAGGTTCTGAAGACGGCAAGTTCATCGGTACTCAAATCATGAATGAAGCAATGCTTGAGAGATTTGCAATTACAATGCAACAAGAATATCCTTCAATTGCTATTGAGAAAAACATTCTTAAAAAAGAAATGGCATTGACAGGTGATGTTGATGGAGAGTTTGCAGACAAACTAGTAGATTGGGCAGACATTATCAGAAAAACATACTACGAAGGTGGTATCGATGATGTCATCACAACAAGAAGACTTGTTCACATTGTCAATGCATTCAGAATGTTTAAAGACAGAATGAAGTCTATCGAAATGTGTGTATCAAGGTTTGATGAAGAGACCAGAACTGCTGTTCTTGACCTCTACACCAAGATTGATGCAGGTGTTAATTTAGAAAACCCACTTGATGATTCAAGTGACTCAGAGTATAATGAATACGATGAGTAAAAAGATTGACTACAAGTACAACGAGGGTGAACTCTTAAAAGAGTTTGCCCAATATGTTGATAAAACTTATGACCAACATTATTCACTGAACAAATACCAAAGTACTGAGTTTATCATAGACTCTGGACATGGTGAAGGTTTCTGTATCGGCAATATTATGAAGTATGCACAACGATACGGTAAAAAGGGTGGCAGAAATAGAGCAGACTTATTGAAAGTTCTACATTATGCCTTGTTTATGTTATTTGTCCACGATAAGGAGACTCAAAATGAAAATAAGTAACGACACTAGAAGTATATTAAAAAACTTCTCAACTATAAATTCTGGAATCAAGGTTGATTCTGGTCAACAACTAAAAACGATTTCTCAAATGAAAAATATTCTTGCAGTTGCAAGTATACCGGAATCATTTGATAAAAACTTTAGCATATACAATCTCAATGAGTTTTTGGGTGCAACGTCTTTATTAGATAATCCAGACTTTGATTTTGGTGAACAATCTGTTTCTATCTCAGATAGCAATAGTGCAATGACTTACTTCTATGCTAGTGAAGGCATGGTGCAAGGTCCTGAAAAAATGATTACGATGCCTGATGCAGAGATTGGTATTGATTTATCATCAACACTTTTGAATGAACTACAGAAAGCAGCTTCAGTTTTAGGTGTAAATGATTTAGTTCTTAAATCAGATGGTACTACTATCACACTCGAAGTGACTGATAAGAAAAATGCTACATCAAATACATTCTCAAGAATTGTTGGTGAAGGAAACGGTGTTTCATATTCAATGCACTTTAAGATTGAGAACCTTAAAATACTAGAAGGCAACTATGAAGTATTAGTTTCAAGTAAAGGCATATCATCATTTAAGAATAAAGATATTGACTTAGAATACTTTATTGCACTAGAACCTGATTCAAAATACAATATATAATATGATATATTTTTGTGTGTTTAAGGTGCTAGTCTCCGCTTTTTACATGGGAGTTGAGAATATCTCATCAATAACCTTGGGTTCTCAACACGGTCATTCGGAGGGGTTTGTCCATTTATTATGAAAGAAGAATTTTTATTTGTAGAGAAGTATCGCCCCCAAACAATTGAAGACACGATACTTCCAGAAAATCTAAAGAAGACATTCAGAGAATTTGTTAAGAACGGTGAATTACCAAATCTACTGTTCTCAGGTTCTGCCGGTATTGGTAAAACCACAGCTGCAAAAGCATTGTGTAAAGAAATCGGTGCAGACTACATTGTCATCAATGGTTCAGACGAAGGTCGACTCATCGACACACTCAGAACTAAAATCAAAAACTTTGCATCTACAGTTTCACTAACTGGTGGTGCTAAAGTTGTCATATTAGATGAAGCAGATTATATCTCTGCCGAATCAGTTCAACCAGCAATGAGAGCTTTTATTGAAGAGTACTCATCAAACTGTAGATTCATATTTACTTGCAATTACAAAAACAGAATTATTCCTGCATTGCATAGTAGATGTACAGTAATAGACTTTGCAATGACACCAAGTGATAAACAGGCACTTGCAGGTGCATTCTTACAAAGATTATGTGATATCTGTGATGCAGAAAATATTGAATATGAAAAGAAGGTCTTAGTAGAATTGATTATGAAATTCTTTCCTGATTTCAGAAGATGTCTAAACGAAGTCCAGAGATATGGTGCAAGTGGTGTAATTGATGCAGGTCTTCTTGCTACTCTATCAGAAGAGAAACTCACACCATTGATTGATATGATTGCAGAGAAAGATTGGTCTGGCATGAGAAAGTGGGTTGGTAAAAATTCTGACCAAGATTTCAACGTACTGTATAGAAAAGTTTTTAATGCACTTGAAAGCAGACTAGAATCAAGTTCTATTCCTGCTGTAGTATTGATTATTGCAAACTATCAATACAAAGGTGCATTTGCAATGGACAGTGAGATTAACTTTGTTGCATGTCTCACTGAGATAATGACGGAGTGTAAATTTAAGTAATGGGTAAATTAAGACAATGGTTTTTTAAGTGGTTGGATAGACAAATCGAAAAGTCTCTTCAAAGACAAGCAGATAAACTGTTCATGAAACATCAAGTTAAAATTACAGACGGAGATAATACATAATGGGACAATATGATGATAAGGTAGAGAGACAAAGAGTTCTTTTACAGGCAGAAGAATGGGCAAAAGCTGTTAAATCAATTCATGCACATTCACTTGATTCAATGTGGTATGATACAAGACCACAAGACACTGAAGACGGTAAATCTGTAATGGATATCCAATACAACAGTGGACTTATTGAAAGACAAACACATGATGGACATACACTTTACTTTGGAGAAGAACTCAAAGGCGATGAACTTATTCAAGAATACTCAAAAAGTACTGCTTAATGTCTAAAAGAAATCCTTTCGACTATGTCAAAAATGTCAGTTATGATAAAAAAGATATCATGGTTGATGAAGTCGAAGAGAAGTCCTATGCACCATTCTTGGTGAATAGGGCATTATCATATCACAAAGATTGTATCTACTTTGTAAACGAAATGAACACCAATCATGGACTGGACAATCGTCTTCAGTATCAGTTTTATATAAATACTCTTAGAAAAAGAAATAGATTTTCTAAATGGTCTAAACCCTACGAAAGTAAGAAGTTAGAGACAATCAAAGAGTATTACAATGTTTCTACCCAAAAGGCCAAAGAATACTTAAGTATTCTATCAGACAAGCAATATAATGTCCTGAAGAATAGCATGAGTCAAGGTGGAACAAATATAAATGGAAGACATAATCAACAACCTAATCGAGATAACCTTTCCAGAGAAGGACGATTTTCTCAAGATACGTGAAACACTTACGAGAATAGGTGTAGCTTCCAGAAAAGAAAAAGAACTTTTTCAATCATGTCACATACTACACAAAAGAGGCAAGTATTACATAGTTCACTTTAAAGAACTATTTCTCTTAGACGGTAAACAATCGAACATTGACGATACAGATATAGCAAGAAGAAACACTATTATCAATTTACTTCAACAATGGAATCTTTTAACAGTAGTGGATTCGACAAAAGTTACAGAACCTGTAGCACCACTTTCACAAATTAAAATAGTATCATTCAAAGAAAAGCAAGATTGGAAACTTACAGCAAAGTATTCAATCGGCAGTCAAAACTAATAAATACAATAAACAGGAGGAGACAATTATGTTTTCAGGTATAATAGACTTCATTATGGGGATTTGGAATCTACTCATGGTAGTTCCAGTAGTAATATCAATTTGTTCAGTTATCGTTGCGATGACACCAACACCAGCAGATGACAAGTTATGGGCTAAAGTATACAAATACTTAGAAATACTTGCATTAGCAATTGGTAAAGCAAAAGATAAAAACCCTCTTTTAGATAAGTAGTTTTTATGATACAATGTATCAGTTACTATTCGAATAGGAGTATATTATGGAAATAGTTGGAATTATAATTGCTGTTTTAGTAATTGCATATTTTATGAAGAACAATTCTTCATCAAAAAGCACAACAACACCTAAAGTAACACCAAAAGCAACACCTAAAACTGCAACTACTATAGTTGCAGATAAGAATGCGAATGGTATTACTTCAAAGGCAGAGTTGAAAACTTTGACAAAAATGCAACTTCTTGAACTTGCTGAAAAGCAAAACCTTAAGGTTAAAAAGTCAGGAACTAAAGCTGCAGTTATCAATGAGATTCATTCTCAACTGAGATAAAATTCTTTTATCTTTACTAAAGGGGTCTTTATGACCCCTTTCTTTTATCAAAAAGTATAAATAGATGTATGGAAGCTATATTTGATTTGATAGGTGATGTGGGTGTACCAATTGCAATGGCATTAGTCATGGGCGTATTCATTTTTTTAATCATCAAACAAATCATGGAAGGTATAGTTGACAGTATAAAAACACTAACAATGTTTTGCGAATCTTTAGAGAATCGTGCAAGAACAATGTCAAACGAAATGATTAAGATTGATATGTTAGTGTCAAGTGCATTAGAGTTAAGACCTGATATTGATAGAGTTGCAAGAGCAGAAAACTTTATAGAAGATGGTAGACTTGATGTGAGGAGAGACTAATGGAAGAAGTTGCAGAAGTCTCACTGATTGTAGAATTGATTACCGACTACGGATTTCCTGTAGTTATGATGGTAGGACTTGGCTATTTTGTTTACTTTGTGTGGAACTTTATCAGTGAACACATAGACCCGGAAATAGAAAAAATGCATTTCGCATTGATACGAGTTATTGACCAAACAAGAATGCTTGACCAAGACTTGATTAGATTAAAGGAAAAAGTTGACGTTGTTTTAGAATACCGAGAAAACGAAAAGAAAAGACAGGAATCTAAATCAACTAAAAATGAATAAACTAATATCGTTAATATTTTTATTAACACCATTTACCTTTGCAGATGAAATCAAATTTGGATTTAAAAATCCTTCATTTAGTGGAGTCGGCACAGGTGCCCATTATCTCACTATTGAGAACCAAGAGTTTTCACGTAAGAAACAAATAGAAGATGCCTTAGATGCAGCTCGAAAAGCAGCCGAAAGAGAAGCAGATAACACTGTTCTAGCAAAATTTATTAGAAATTTAGAATCAAGAATCTATGCCCAATTTGCAAAACAGTTAGTAGAGTCAATGTTTGCAAATGACAATCCAGCAGGATTTGGTTCATTTGTTCTTGAAGGTAACGTAGTTACTTGGGAAGTTATTACAGACGAATCAGGTGCAGAGTTTATAAGATTAACAGTCACTTCAGCAGACGGTACAGAAACAGTTATCGAGATACCTGTAGGAACAGGAAACTTTAGTCAAGACCCAGATACGCCACCAGGTGGTGGAGATGGTTAAGTATCTCTTAGCATTAGTTATTTTATTACAAGGTTGTGCATCAGTTCCAAGATGGTCTGATAATCCACAAGATTGTAATCCAGAAACATGGGGTGAAGAATATAACCATGACTTATGGAACTATGCAAAAGCAGGTGGAAGAACTTTTGAGAGAGCGATGCCATATATTTGTGTTGATGAGCCAGAGGTCGTAAAACTTCCAAGTTACATAGAACTTTTAAATTTACCACCTGCAAAAGAAAGACCAGTTATTGCAGTATATAATTTTCAAGACAAAACAGGACAAAGAAAATCAGTTGATAATATAGCATCATTTAGTACAGCAGTAACACAAGGTGCTGTAGAAATGGTGATTGATGCATTGAAGACAGCAGGAAACGGAACATGGTTCCGAGTTGTTGAGAGAAACGGAATCGATGCATTAGTAAGAGAGAGACAAATAATCCGTTCAGCAAGACAAGACTATGCTCGTGCTACAGGCACAGACGAAGTCGAAGATTTACAACCACTTTTATTTGCTGGCATAATAATTGAAGGTGGTGTAATTGGTTATGATACTAATCTACTCACAGGTGGACGAGGCGCACGGACACTTGGAATAGGTATGGCAAGACAGTATCGAAAAGATGCTGTTACTATATCAATGAGAGCAGTTAGTGTATTAACAGGTGAAGTATTACTTAATGTACAAACTCGTAAGACTGTATTGAGTTACGGTTCTGCCGGTGATATCTTTAAATTCATCGAAGAAGGAACACAACTCATAGAGTATGAAGACGGAGTTGGTAACAATGAATCAGTGACCTATGCTACAAGAACTGCCATTGAAGCGGCAGTATTAGAAATAATATACCAGGGACACGAAAGAGGTTTCTGGGAAATAAAGGGGTATAACGAAAATGAATAAACTACTTAGTTTAATTTTATTAATGTCGACAGGTTTAATTTTCGCACAAGCCACTGATGATAACGAGGTCAAAATCACTCAAGTTGGTGATACTTTAAAACTCTATATCGACCAAGTAGGATTTGGTAACAAAATTGGAGGAGATGACGGTTCATCCGGTTCATTATCTTCAATGACACTTACTGGTGCTACTCTTGATTTTAATATAGATTTTGTAGGTGACCAAAATAAACTGTATGGACCATTTATAGCAGATAGTTATAATCTAATTTTAGATGTTACAGGTAGTTCAAACAGTTTTGATTGGAATGTCGGATATATTGGTTCAGCAGATAACGGTGACATGAATTTTGTCATCACAGGTGATTCAAACACATTCGATATCGACCAGGGTTATGTCAACTCAGCAGAATTTTTGAACGCAGACTTAGTTCTTCAATCAGGTTCTTCATCTAATATCTTTGATATAGATTGGGAAGCAGATAACATAGTATGGAACTTAGATATTGATGGTTCTTCAAATAACATCAATACTCTACAGAACGATGGTGAACCAAGTTTAACGTTATCATTAGATGGTTCAAGTGCTGATATAGATATCAACCAGTTGTCAGGAACATGTGCAACAGCAAATGCAAGTTGCTCAAGTCCAGATGCGATAATAAATCTCAGTGTAGACAGTGAGAATGCAGTCATTCAAATCAATCAGAAAGATTCATCTTCTGATTCTTAGTACTTTGTTAATCAGTGGGGTTGCTTTTGGCAACCCTATTGGTGACATTGTTGAGCAATCAGGAAATGGTTTCTTAACAAGAAATACAGAGCAGATTGGTAATCCAGTCGGCACTGAAATACTTCTGAAAGACGAAGCACAAACAGTCAATGGTAGAATGAAAATTGTCTTCTTAGACAATGAAGTTCTCGACATGACAGAACATACATATGCTTACATCGATGAAGCATATTACGACCCAGACCCTAATCTTTCTAAAATGTCATTACGAATGGTTCAAGGGACTGCAAGATTCACATCAGGTTTAGGAAACAGAATTAATAAAGCAAACGTA